ATATTACCAAACTTGGATGTTAATTCCATATTATTGGCAACATCGGTCATTACCTTTCCTATAGGTACATTTGCTCCTCTTGCAAGATTAGCAGTTGTTTCTAGTGTAGCCTTTGATTGAGCTACTGTCATACCTTCAACCAATGACATATGACCTACAAGCTTACCGGCCTCCTGCTCACCTATTCCTATATTTTTTGCAATTTTAGATACTTCTACAATTGTATCACCTGAAAGGTTTTTAAGATTACCTGCACCTTCTACAAGACCTGCCATAGATGCTGCATTTTGTTCTGAGGTAATACCAAATAATATACCTTGAATATTTGCACTTGCCATTTCATCTGCAAGACCTACTGCTTGTGTTCTAGACAGTCCTATATTTTCACCTGCCTTAAACATATTTTCTGTAAACTTACCTAATTCTTTTGTCATTGCAACTGCAAATAATCCTGTTGCTACCTTAGGGTCTTGTATTACATCTGCAAAATCATCAAATTTATCTTTGAAACTACCAAAAAACTCATCAAGCTCTTTTTGTCTTTCAGCTTGTTTTTTCATTGACTCTAATATTTTTGTATTAGGGTCATTTTGTAATTCTTTTTCTAACCTTTGCTGCATTACAAAATCTGCAATTGCCTCTTCAGCACCAGCTCGCTGGTCGGCTAATTTCGATGCCAATAAATCATCTTGATATGCTTGATTTTTTGTAAGAGCTATTCGTTTTTGAGCATCATACGCGGCTTCTACTGCAGCAACCTTAGCATTATCTACATCTAACTCCATCTGCATTTTTTGCAACCTGGAATTTTGTATCATTTTTAATTTTGTTTCGTTAGAAGATATGGCATCTACAATTTCAGATCGCTTTTCATACATCTGAGTAAGAAGTTCTTCTCTTTTTACCTGTTTGTTAGCAGCTGCTAATATATTATCCTTAGCCGTTTCTTGTCTAGTCAATATAGAAGATAGAGAAGTCTGTATTGTTTGTTCTTTCTTGGCAGCTTCTAATCTAGCCTTCTCTCGCTTTTCTTGCGCCTCGTAAAAGCGCTTCATATTCTCTCTATCTCTATCGTTCATTGCCATAATTTATTAGCTAAATATATCTGCCTTTGCCATTAAGTCATCTGCTTTTTTAACAGCATTTCCTGTGGCTTTAATTTTTTTCATAAGATTATCAACAGCCTTTTTACCTTCAGGACTTTCATCTGCAATTTTTTGCAAACTTCTTTCTAATCTTTTATCGTTTGATTTATCAAGTATACCTTTTATGTGATTCATTACACCACTTACTATGCCTTCATTTGTGATGTCTTTGTTTTCTGCAACTTGTTTAGAAATTAACTTTCTAATATATTCACGAAGTTTCATGTGCACTCTCCATTATGCGCTTATTTAGTTTAATATAAATATCAACGTTTAGGAGATTTCGGTGAGAAAGTTGGACGCTTTATAGTACGGCTTTTGCTGCCTCGCTTAGCCTTGTCCATTTCCTCTCTTTCCTTTTTGTGCTGTTCATTTAATTGCCTTAAATAAAATAGCCTTAAATATACAGGCATGCTGTATACATCATCATGGCTAAACCCACCATTAGAGAAGTACAGAAGTTGAAATATCTGCTTGTGTAGAATGGGCCTGTATTCAGACCCTAGGCCAAAAAAAGTCGACGGTCATAGGTATTTGTACAGATGTCTCGTGGCCACATTCTTCGCATTCGAAATATACAGTCATATCTACATCAGGTGTTACCTTTTCAAGATGATTTCTAAATGCCAAAGAATCTCTAGATATAAATTCATTTTCAACAAATTTATTTATTGTATTTCTATCTTCCTCACCATCTACTGCAACGATTACTTGCTTAAGCCTACTAGTTAAATCATAAGAAATTGTAGAAGAATGTGTTTTCTTTTTCATTCTTTTAATTTCTGCTTGTACTTTTTCTTCGTCTTTATGAGAAAGAATCTTAAATGTAATTGTTTTTTTGCTTAAAGGTAATACAAATTCAAACCTATTACCATTATCAACAATTTCAATATCTTTATTTTTTAGAGTTGCAAGGTCAACTGTTTCTTTTTGTTTATGACCACAAGCAGGACAAGGTATCTCAACAGGATATTCAGCACCATAACCTAATATTCTTGCTGCAACCATTACTGCATTCTTGTCTCCTAATAATAAGTCATCATAATTAACTCTTTTACCTTCTCCATTACCTATAATTAAAGAACGTAATAACATGTCAATAACTACACCTTTTTGTATAAGGTTTTGAGAAGTAAGAATATCTTCTTCTTTTGCAGTCATATATTTCATTTCAATTTTACCTGTACGTAATGGATGGCCTTCTGGATATAATAATCCTTTACTTGGTAAGTCTATAATTTCTGTTGGAAATTTAGAGTCTGAAACTCTTTTTATTTCTGTTTCCTGAATTAACTGTTCTTTTAATTGGTCTGTTGATAATCCTTTTCCAGGATAGTCGTCTGTAACTTTTGCCATTGTATAACTCCTTATTGTTTTATATAACTAGTATATATAAATATATATCAACTAAAAACTTTGCAAAAAAATAGCCTGAATTAACAGGCTACTTAATTTTATATATAATATGATATTAGTATTGTAATATCCAATAATCACATCTTATAGTTAATGTAATGATTGCAGGAGCTCCATCATTTTCCCAAGAGATTTCACCAAAATCTGCATCTACAAGAAAACCACCTTTACCTGTCCATTCCTCTACCTTATCACCTACAGGTCCAAGTACATTGATTGTTACGTCTTTTTTGTAAAAATCAGCATATCCATTTCTACCTGTTACAGATTCGTGATGTAGCCTTACCCATTCCATAACTGCCTGAGCACCTGATGGTACAATTGGGTCATATAATTCTACAGTTATAGCATCCCAAGCACTTCTACCTTTAATATATCTAGAGTTGTTGATATGCTTTATTTCTGTTTCGTTGTTAACAATTTTCGGTCTTGCCGCTTTACGAATTAAGTATGAAGGTATACCATCAACATAAAATACAAATCTATTTGTTACCTTTGGCTCGAATGCCGTGAACATTAATTCTGTTGGGTCTATTAAGTTTGCCATTTGTTTTATCTCCTATTTAATATAAATATCCTTAATCGTTAAATGTTGCACCTGTTGGCATGATATTAAAGTCAACAACTATAAATTCTGCAGCTTTAGCCGGTTGGATAAATATATCACCTTTCATTATATTTCTATCAATAATATCTGGTGTGTTATTTGTTTCGTCCATTACAACCTTGAAAGCATATAGACCTTGTCTTTGTTGAACTGATTCCATGTAAGGGTTTACTTGTGATAAGAATCTGTTTCTAGTTGTAGTTGTATTGTTTTCAAATATTAAGAATTTAGATACTGATGCAATAAATTTCTTAAGGTTGATTAACAATCTTCTTACATTTACACGGTCAAGAGCAGAAGCTTTCTTTTGAAGAGTTTTCTGTCCCCATACACAAACACCTTCACCAGGGAATGTTGCAACTGGGTTAACGTTTCCTTCATATAAAGTATCTCTATTTGCGTGTGTTAATTTTCTTGCAGCTTGTACTACTATTTCCTGTCCACCTCTATTAAGACCAGCAGGAGCAAACCATTCTGCAGATACCTTGTCGTTAAATGAATATATACTTGGCATGATTACCGATTGTGGTACCCAAACATATTTACCTGTAGAAGGGTCAGCAATCTGTACCCATGGCCAATACATTGCTGCATATGATGAGTCAAAGTTTTCTGCCTGTTGTACTACAGATGCGATATTTGTAGTAGCATAATCTACTGGGTCAATGATTGTCATCACATCACCACGTTCTTCACATACAGTAACCATTTTATTAGTTAGGTGTGCAGTCATTTGGTATGTAAGTCCTGGTGCAATCAATAGGTTAATATCGAATTCATCTTGATTAGCTAATAGATTGAATGCACATTCGAAAGCAACACGTCCTGTACCAAATGTTGGGTGAGATGTTAAGTTTAACCCTTGGAAGTTATCTTCTGTAGAATTTTCATAATAATTAGCTACACCTGTTGCTCCTAATGGAGAATCAACTTTGAAATGTGAGCCATCAGTACCACCAAAGAACGAACCTGAACTGTTGTTAGCAGGTAATGATTGTGTTAGATTTGTATCTCTAATAGCTCCATTTTCATCTAAATAATCTATAGTATTTGCAATAGAATCTTCGTCAATGTATACAAATTGTGAACGGTTTTTATAGTTTCCTGAAGGTTGTATATAAGGATTTGCAGATGTTGAATCACCAATAGTTGGTCTTTGAGTACCAATTACTGCACCAATATAATTTCTTTCATTAGGGTCAAGTGAACAATTGTTCCAAGTTTCAAGAATTACCTTTCTCTTTTTAGAATCATCACCTCTACGAATAAGTACTGTAAATGTACCTTTCTTTTCATTAACGTTTGTTACTTCCCATCTTAGGTTATTTCTTGTACCAAATTTAATACCTTCACCACTAACTGATTGTGATACTAATACATCGTTTGCCTCAACCTTAAGGTCTGTTAATGCAGCACCTGGGAAACTATTCATCAATCTACCATCAGTGTGTGTTTTTATCTGGAATGAAACACCTGGTGTAGCGTATGTTGAACCTGATTTCTGTACACCAGTTCTAGCAGCTAATGAGCTAGTCGATGCAATCATACCAGTTGTTGCTACTGTTGCTGATGAGATTCCTGCAATTGAGGAG